CTAAAGTTAAATTAGATAATCCTAAAGGCTAATGGCTAGAAAATCTAACTCCAACTTGGAAGATCATAATGGTATTAGATTAACATCACACGAAAAAGTTTTGTGCTGAAAGAATGAAAATTTCTTTTTAAATCAATGGATGAAGTTAAAAAGAAATTAAAGAACTTAGAGCTGATATGAATAAAGGAAAAGGTGCAGTAAATGTACTTGTTTTTATGGCTGGTTTAATAGCTGCCATTGTTGGTTTCTTTAAATGGAATGGCTAACAGAAAAACAAATATAGCTGGTTTAATAGCTGAATTAAAAGTACAGTTGCGTCTAGCTGATGATCCCAACACGATAGTATTCACACCTTTAGGTGGTAATGGTCCAGTAGATATAGTAACATTAAACCTTACAACTGGAGAATATCAAGGCTATGATGTTAAGTGTAAAAATTATAAGAAAAAAAGATTACACTCATAAAGATGGTTATGAACGAAAAAGAATCGGCAGCCTTATACATAGAGCCACAACTCCAGAACAAAAAAAATTAAAAGTAAAAATTATATACGAATGAAACTTTCTAAAAATTTTACCCTTGCAGAGCTAACCAAAAGCCAAACAGCTATTCGTATGGGTTTAAATAACAACCCCTCAGAAAAACAAGTTGAGAATTTAAAGATACTTTGTGAGAGATTATTACAACCTGTTAGAGATCACTTTGGAAAAGTTGTAACTGTATCTAGTGGATTTAGAGATTTAATTTTAAATCGTACTATAGGTAGTGGAGATGGATCACAACATATAATGGGTATGGCAGCAGATATAGAAATATTTGATGTACCTAATAATGAGTTAAGTGATTGGATAAAGAAAACCTTATGTACGACCAACTTATACTTGAACACTTTGATATAAATGAAGGTGTTAATAGTGGATGGGTTCATGTATCATATAATCCCACTATATCTTTAAATAGAAAAGAGTATTTGATGGCTTCTAAAAAAAATGGTAAACTAGAATATAAACCTATATTGGGTTTATCAACAGATAGGTATGTAAAATAATGTGGTTGAATTTTTTAAGTTTAGGTGTAAAGACGGCAGCACACCTTTATAAAAATAAACAAGAAACAAAATGTTTATGTCTAATGCAGAGAAATCTCATGCTGAAAAAATGGCAAGAGGTGAAATTGAATATGCGACACTTATTAAATCAGATCAGCAAAGCTCTTTCAAAGATGAATTTGTACTCATTCTTATATCTATGCCTATTCTTCTATTGGCTTGGTCTATCTTTTCTGACGATCCAGAGATTCATGCTTAAATTAACATTATTTTTTGAATACTTTAATCAGCTACCTTATTGGTATCAAGCTATCTTCATAGGTGTTGTTAGTGCTATATATGGATTAAAGGCAACAGATATAATGAAAAAGAAATAAAAAATGACAATAGCTGCTTTTGATCCAAGACTTTTAAATAGATATTCAACTCCAAAAACACTTTTACATTTTCAATGGGGAGATGATACTAGGGTTTATAGATATGGATTAGTTGAAGTTATTAAAGAAAAGATATTGATCCAACATTAAAACAAAAAAAGAATGAGATAGGTTTATCTCCTAAAGAAATACTAGAGAAGAAATATAAATGAAAAATATAATGACATCATCAGCTCAACAATACAATAAGAAGGTAAAGTTCTATTATCTCAACAAAACAGGTAAGAAGAAACCTAAACAAAAACCTAAGTAATAAAAAGAAAAAGTAGTGGCTAAACTAAAATTTTACACATTATAGTTAAAAGAGATAAGACCTAAAAAAAGACCTGGTGTACACAAGAAATCTACAAAACAAAGCAAGAAAAATAAATAAAAACAAATAAGATACAAAGGTCAAGGTCGTTAACGAAAACCTTAATCCTTATAATACTTACTTCCCAACCTCACTTCACAATCTCCAGTAAACTAGACCTCATATATTTAACGCTACCAAATGAAATAAGTAATTGTTTCAAGCGATAGATGATATAAGAGAAAATATTGCTACCTATAATGATGAAACTAATAAATGGTTACTCAAAGATGGTAGTCAATTTATTGGTGGAATGTGTGAATAAGTAAAAAGGATTTATGAATTATGGAGAGCTTCAGGATGGATTACAGATTTACAGCAATATTAATATTAATGTTATGCTTATTGGCTTTTTTTGCTGATCCTGCTTATCCATCATACGAAAATATAGTTGAGTTAATAAATGATATATAAATATTTATAAATTTTTTCATGGATAGATAGTTTATTTAAAAATATTGAAGATATATGTACCTTTGATGTTGGACAAGAGAACAAAAAAGAAAAGAAAAAGAAATGAAGTTTATATTAGTAATAAGTCTATGTTCTTTTATAAATAATCAATGTTTACCACCTGCACAAATTCAAGGGGATTATAATTCTTGGAAAGAATGTACACTTGCAGCAATAGAAATATCTAAACAATTAATAATTGCACAAGAAGATACCTTTATTAATAACAATAAAGTAGCAACTAAATTTATGTGTGAAGAAATAAAGGAAATTTAATGAGAGATAATAAAGTTATAGAAAGTTATTTAAAAAGCATTATAAAAAGATTCAAGAAATGATGCTATTTAAAAACCTTATTAAAGAAGTTGAGATAGGTGCTAATGGTACTAAAGGATATATTATTAAACAAGGTATTAACAAGGGTAAGGTTGCTAAATGATTAAAAATTTTAAAGACATAGTCATACTATTAATAACAAGTGGTGTATTAATACTTCTTGGTGTCATTATTGTAGGCGACTATTGGGTAGCATTAGAAGAAAATAGACCTGTTGATGAAAGTGTAATTACATTAATGAAAATGTCGGTTACAGGATTGATTGGAGTTATCGGTGGTTACATTGGTGGCAGTAAATGAAAAAAGAACATCAAAATCCAAAAGGTGGTTTAAATGCTAAAGGTAGAGCTTTCTTTAAAAGAACTGAAGGTTCTAATTTAAAAGCACCAGTTAAGTCTGGTACTAATCCAAGAAGAGTTAGCTTCGCTGCAAGATTTGGTGGTATGAAAGGTTCATTACTTAATAAGAATGGAGACCCAACAAGATTAAAACTTGCACTAAAAGCATGGGGATTTGGTAGCAAAGAAGCTGCTAGAAAATTTGCAGCTAATAATAAAAAGTCTTAATGAAAACAATAGTATTATTTATTTATCATTGGTCTACCAAGTTAAGCTCTTGGTCATGGCAAAAATTATATAGCAATAGGAAGTCTGGACTTGGCTACAAAAAGTAAAACTTGGGTACGATCTAAAGAACAAATCATTATCTGTGGTAAGTGTGAGGTATGTAATAAAGAATTAACTTCTATTATAGGTGGTTGGATAGTTAATGCAGAGAAAAAAAGATTTTGCCATAATGGTATAGATGAGTTATGCTTCGACCAATACATTAATAATAGGAAAAACAATGCCAGGTTATCATACTAAAAAAGATGGAACAAAAGCTAAGAAGGGTTTGTACTATAATATGAATAAGAAAAAGCTGCTGGTACTTCAAACAGCAAAGCTAAATCTACTGTTAGTGCTAAGTCTTACAAATCTATGCTAAGTGGTTTTAAGAAGTAGTTTTTTATTCTTTCTTTCTAACTGTCTAACATAGGACCTAAGATCATCTATAGTATGCTCTTGATCTTCTATCTTTAATCTATATCTTAGATTCCAATTAACTCCTACAACACCTCTTTTAACTCTTGAAACTCTTGCCATATAGTTTGCTCCTTTGACCAATATCTTTTCTTGTTAGCTTTCATTTTTATTGAATGTAATACTGTGGTGTGGTCCTGCTTAAAATGTCTACCAATGTTTGATAAATTCATTTTATATTTTTCGTTTAATAAATTGTGAATAATGTTTCTAGCTCTAACAATATCTAAAGTTTTCTTCTTGCTTAACAATTCTGATTTAGATAATTCATATCGCTTACACATATAATCAACAATGTTATCTATCTTTGATTTTTGTGGAGATGAAAAAGAATAACCAACAATCTTTACTAGATCATAGCCATCTTCTTTTAAATGTTTTTTGGCTAACTTATAACCATTAACAAATGCGTTCCTGTATATTTTTTCTTCTCTTGTATTTAAATCTGCGTACTGTCCTGCCTTCATAGCAAGTCTAATTTCATTAAATTTTGTATTTTTAGTCATAGAATCCCCTCACAGTTCCTTTGTTTTTTTAACCCTTAAACCAATGACTATCTAGCTGTCATTAATTCTTCTTGCGTCTTTTCTATTTTCCAAAACAATTCATAAGAATCTTTTTGATACTTATTTGCTTTGTACTTGGCTTCCAGATACTTCTTGTGTTTCTTCTCTTGAAGATCCTTTAGCTTCTGCAGACGCTATTTTGATGTTTTCCATCATGCTCCTTTTTTACTGTTGTAAAAATTGAGTTTAATATTCTCAATTTTTACTTCTACAAACTCTCCTTCATTGGATATGTTTGCAGCCTTTTCTGCTGAATCAAAATCTTCGATAATTGAAAACTACACTCTCCGTTTTTGATTCTTATATATTTTGTCATACTTTATCCTTTTTGGCAACCTCTTTTTGTGTATCTCTCTAGTCATCTTGTTATATATACTTAAATCTGTATAGTTATCCGCCTTAAAATTCTTGGTAGATCTATAAAGTTTTAGTCCCATCATTAATTGACCTACTTGGTGTGGTTTAATTCGTTTTCTTAAATTACCAGCTAAGATGATAGTAAACATCTCTGCCAACATAATAAAGTTTTCTTGATAATTGCCATAATCTTTTTGACGTTCATCAACAATCTTCTTTTCAATCTCTTGATCTATCTCTGTTATTTTTTTATCCATATTTTTTTTAGTGTCCTGGAGAGGAAAACTACCGAAAGGGAACTAAGAAAGAAAAAACCCCTCCAAGACTATATAAATTTTAATTACTTAAAACTTATACTCTGATTTGTTAGCAGAAATAGGAGCTTTTGGAAACCCTTTATTTTCTGTTGATTGTGGAACTCCACTAGAACTATTAGGAGTTAATTTAAATGTAATTCCCCCTGTTAATTCTCCATTATCAGCTTTGGTATTCCAACCTGCTTGATTATGCCAACTGTCTCCTATCTTAACACCTATGGTCCACTTCTTACCTTCTGGTGCGTTAGGATTTGCAGGTGCAACCCAATCTGGTTGATTGTCTGCTGTCTTGTTTGGATTAGGTATTACATTAATCCATATTACTTCATCACTCATGTGATCTCCTTTTGTTGTCGTCAACTATTGTTGACCATTATTATTTAACTTAATGCTATGAGTTTCAGCAATATCTGAAACTTGTCTATAAGCTCTCAAGTTATTTTTAATTAGATATTGAATCTGATCTTTGTATTTAACTCTAACCAAATTGAATTGTTCAATGGTCTTAGTATTTTTGATCTGATCCTTTATCTCTTCCACATCTACATTATCATCTGCGTACTGTGGGTTGGCTTCAACAGATTTCTCTGTAGAATTTTTTTTAAATGGTGTTGCGTTATATCCATCTTCTAAATCTAATCCTGTCTTTAAATTTAGTGCATTAAGAAACGCATACTTTCTGGCATATGACATGGCTTGACCAGTACCAAACTTATCTAGTCCACCCATTGCAGTACACCCATCAATTACTACAAAATTATCTGGTGCATCAACGTCATGTATCTTCATGGTACAAGTTACAATTACACACTTGTCATTAACATCTGTTACATAGCTGCAAGTAGGATATAATCCATTGCCAAGCAACGCTTCCATTGATACTCGCAAAACATCATCATGTAAAAGAGGATTGAAGTGCATACCCTTTACCTTC